GTCATATTTCCATCCGGCTTTTTGATTTGCCTCAGCAATATAGGGTGTTAATAAACTATAAATCCATTGATCTTGGTCTCCGCCGAACCATGAAACTTCACTATCTCTAATGTATACTTTTTTATTTCCGATTTCACTTTCAGTTTTATCTTCTATAGAAATCTTACCTGCGTTTTTAGCACCTTTGTGTGTTTCACCGAAAGTTGTTGCTTCTGTAGAGATACCTTCTTTTTTTAAATTTTTTATACGATTCTCGCCATTTTCAATAATTCTATCGCATTGGTCATCTGTTAAAGCTTTATTAAACCAATAGTAAGAATATTTTGTTAGCATTTACACTGCTCCGCTAGTAAATTTACGCCAATCAATTGCGTTTTTAATAGTGAATCCTCTGTTACCTATTTGTCTTATTGTTCTATCTAAAAAATCTACTACTGTATTTAGATAGTCAACTTTTTGTTTTTGTTTTTGTAGTTCTTCATCTGATTCTAAATATTTGTCAATATCTGTTTTAAGAATTTTTAAATCAAATGGTTTTTTGGCATAAACTTCAGCAGGAGCTTTGCCTGTATAGTATTCCCATTTTTCTCTTTTTAATGTATAATACTCGCCTTCAGCACGACTGAGCATTAACTTAAATTTAGTTAAATGTTTCATAAATTCGTTATGTAATTGAGGTGTCTTTAATGATTCCAAATCAAGTTCAGTATCATTAATTTTTAGCTTTTTATCAGCTAGGTCTTGTAATTGTTCTATATCCATAATATCTCCATAATATACTCATTATATCACAAAACTTTTAAAAAGTAAAGTTTTATGAGGTTGTTACACTAGTTGTTGATGAACCTACCGTAGCAAATTCATATATTAAATACTCAAATTCTACAGTTGCTGTCAAATAATTTACATCACCTGCTTGTTGAGTAAAACTTAAACTTGTCAATGATGTAGGATATACATCACTAAATCTAACTTCTAATTGAGAATTATTTTTACTTGTCAAAGTTGTTAGAGTTGCGTCTGATAATACACCACCTGTATTAGCAGCACCGTATTTTGTTTTTCCTATCTCACTGCTAAATGGTTGACTTGTGCCAGGAAATCTATCATTACCTGCGACAGCTAAATCTCTAAATTGTTTGTTGTCTTTAGGAAATCCTAGTCCTACTAACCAACCATGTATCTCTTGGTAGTTTTCATAATTTTCATCTACTATAAAAGTCATTCTCAAACTTTCATATGTTAACCCTTCGCCAGGAATAGGTATTTGTTTCAATGGTGTAGGTTGTGATAAACTATTTAATCTAATACCAGGCAGATTTACTTCCGTACAAAAGTATTCTACTTTAGGTAATTTAAATATACTAAACTTAAACTGCGTGGGTGACGCATAATCTAATTTAGTAGGTTGTCTATTGTAACTATTTGTAGTAGTCATAATACTATTTAGTAGTGTCCTTATCTACTTCGTCCCACTCTTTATCTGTGGCTAATTTCTCTAATTCTTTTTCTTTTATTGTGAGTATCTTTTTCTTTTCTTGTACTTTTTTGATTTCTTCTTCTATAAAATCTAATCTATTTTTATTTTTAGGTAATGTCAATACAAAAACAGTCAGTATAACAAAACCGATTAAATATATCCAGAAATATTGAAGTAAAATTTTTTTCATACTTTTATTTATGCTAAAAAAAAAGGGCGGGTTTTATGCCGCCCTTTTTCAGATAACTGTATATTACAGATTACATCAAGTTAGAAACTTGAACACGTCTGTAGTATCTGTTGCTGTTAGCAGCACCAGAACCGTTGATGATAGCAGTATCACCTGTACCAGCTTCAGCAAACGGATTAGCTTGTAAGCCATATCTCGTTTTGAAACCGATTTTCGGTTGGAAAGTATCTTGTCCAACAGCTCTTACCATTTGTAGTGGCACGTAAGGACAATAGAATAAACCACTGTCATAAGGTGAAGTACCTTTGTAACCAACTACAAAGTATTGTTTACCAGCTTGGTTAGCAGCATATGGATCAATGTATACTTTGTATCTTCCGTTTAATACACCAGCAAAAGTATTACCAGAGTCGTCAACGTTTAAGTTGTTGTTTAATGCCGGAGCGTAATCTAAAACACCTGCCATTTGTAAAGCAGAAGCAACGTCTGAAGAACAGATAATAATATTACCTTTTCCTCTTCTTGTTCTTTGTGCGATAGTGTTAGCTTCTCTTTCAACTTGGAACATAAGTCCTTTGAATCTTTCGACAGACCATCTTCCGTTTGAGTCTGTATCTAAATCAAAGATACCAGCAGTTGTTGTGTTGATAGCAGTACCACTTGAATCAGCAGCACCTTTTTCAGCATTAATGTAAATTGTTCTTACTACTTCTCTGTTGATCTCAGCAAGGATTTCAGCAGATAGAATGTTAGCAAGTTCAGTTTCAGCGTCTAAACCGTGGATAGCTTTTAAGTCTTGGGCTAATTCCATAGTGTATTCAGCTTTAAGAGCTCTACTTCTAGCAGTTACTGTAGATTTCTCAATTGAGAAAGCCATTTCAGCAAATGCGTTGTTAGATGAATCTCCTAATGCCTCAGCAGTCGCTGTAGTCATACCTTGACCTCTAGTGTATTCACCAGCTGGACTGTCGTTCAGAATAGCAGGATTAGTTCCTCTTTGTTCTGTTACGCCGTTTCCAGATGTTGAGTCACCAGCAGCATTTCTACTAGAGAAATCTGAATCAGCTTCGTCAAACATTGCTTCTGTTCCAGATTGAGAAGTGTATTTACTTCTCATAGCAAAAATAAGTCCTGTTGGACCGGTCATTGGTTGTACGCCACATATATCGTATGCGATAAGATTTGGCATTGCTCTTCTAACTAACGAAATAAGGATCGGATCCCAATTTGCCATTGGGTTAGCGCCGGCATTCGTTGCGTTAGCAGGAGCAGCTTCATTTAGAAAAGATGAATCTTCTCTTAGTGCTTTCTCTTGGTTTTCCAAGATAACACTTGTAACGGCACGTCTGTAAGAATCGTTGATTTTTGGTAAATCAGGATGCTCTAGGACTGGCTGCCATTTTTTTTCTACTTGTTCAGATAAAAACATTTTCGTTTTCTCCCTCTATATTATTTTTTAGATATTTTCATATCTTTTGTTTTAGTAATAGCGGCGGTATAAGCAGCCATAGCATTCGATAAATCAACTTGTTCAGTTAACTCACCGCCTGCCGCTACATCATGTATGTCACTAGTAACTTCTTCTTTAGTTCCAAAGTATGATTCTTTAATAGTTTCAATCTTGTTTCTAAAGTCTTTCTCACTAGAATACTCAACAGACTCTACAAGTCCGTCAAATTTTTCTTTCGCTGTATCAGCAAGGTCATTAGACAGTTCATCAATGATGTCTTGTCTTTTTAAATTGCTGTTAAGTGAATTTAAGTCAACGTTCTTTTCGATTTGTTCGTTAAGTTTCTTTTCTAATGATTCGATTTTTGAAGCTTGATCTTCCAAGATGTTGTATTTTTCATCTGGAACATCAATGTAATGATCTTCAAATAGTTTTTTAAGACCACCAATAAAATCTTCAGCGATCTCACCTTTAATGCCTCTTTCGATAGCAATTTCGTTTTCTTTCATCCATTCTTCAACTACATAGTTCAAGTATGAATCAACTTTTTCAACGATCTCGCCTTTGAAAGATTCAGTATTTTCTTCTAATTTCTGAGCGTACTCTTCCTCTAGTTTAGCTGTTTCAGCTTTAACTTTAGATTTGATAGCAGCCTCGAAAATAGTAGCAGCTTTGTTTTTAAATTCTTCCGATAAGTCAGAATCACCAACTAAAGCGTCAACGTCAGCTTTAACATCATAAGACTCAACAGAATTGTCAGCTTGTTCCATTTTGTAACCAGCTTTCATTTCTTTTTTCTTTTCGTCTTCTTTGTCGTGCATCATTTCGGCTTTGGTAGTTTCTTTATCGTCCGATTTTGTAGTTTCTTCTTTAGCAGTCTTCAAGTTTGATGGCTCTCCTGCCACTTGACTTGATTGAGATACTTTATCAGAAACTTGATTAACTTTTTTAGTTGCGTCAGGATTACTGTCAGTTGGTTTTACAACTGGTGCGCCAAGATCCTCAGCATCATTTTTCAGATGATTTGGTTCTGCCGCTACAGCATTCTTTTTCGGAGCGTCAGCATGTGGGTTAGCACTTGCCTCGTTCACTTCCTTTTCTAACGCCTCTACTTGTTTTTCTGTTTCGGCCATTGAGAAATCTCCTTCTTAAAATAACTAGTTATTTTTCTCTTGTTACTAGATATTTATAAAATTAAAGTTTTTTAAGAAAAGAATTGAAGATTTTTAACTTTTGTTCTTCTAATTCCGTCTTTCTTGTTTTAATAAGTTCTAGTTTCCAAGCTTCTATTTCTTTTTCAACTAGAACACCGTTGTCCCATACCCACTCTTTATTTTCCATGATACCTTCAACGAAAGCGTCAGGAGCAGAGGGGTCTGCTACAATATCAGCAGCGGTTGCCAAGTAAAAGTCTTTTCCAACATAATTGACACCACCTTTTTGTTCTAATGAACCCATACCACGACTTGAAACACCCAATTGAGCGCCCTCATCTATAAGACCTTTTACAATCTTACCATATGGAGTATTCATTATTTTAGCTTCACCAATAAAGTTATCACCATCTGGATAAAGTCTTTTAACCATATGTGATACTCTCTCTAAATTAACAGTAGGTCCGTCAGGATGTCCTAACTCGCCAAAAGCTCTGTTCTTATTGATAAATTCTGCGTTATATCTTCTTACTTCTTTGTCAAGTATGTGTCTCGGGTACACTCTTCCATTTCTATTCTTTATTTCAGCTTGTAAAAAGACGCCTTTAATTTTATATTCTTTCTTACCGTTTTTTTCTTCGATAAGATATTCAGCGTTATTGATTTCTTCCGATATTAACTTCATAAATTCTCTCTCTTTATTAGACTATTTATAAGTTTTTTTATCTAAACTCGACAATTATTGTGTAATTGTCTCCGTTAGCAAAATTCTTTGTTGATAGTAATACATCACCTGTTGGTGCTGTAGCATTGTTAGGCACTTCATTACCTGATGGTCTTAAATCCCAATAACCGTTACCAGATAAGAATAAAGCACTCGCATTTGTTGTTCCGTCCCAAATTATTTCTACACCTGACTTATTGTTTGCTGTATTAATAGAGTAAAATATTTTTGATATTTTTCTATTTCCATCTTCGGTCATAAAAGTAAGTTCAGAAGCGTCTACTTTTTTGATTAAAGTTTCGCCTGTACCATCAGAAAAGTTTGTAAGTTTAGTTACAAATTTAACACCTGATGTATCGGCAATTGTTTGTGTTGTTACTGTATCTGCCATTAGTTAAATCCTGACTCTTTGTGAGTTTCTAAAACAATATTATATGATGTAACATTACTATCAGTTGAAAGTAAAACATCTCCTATTGTATCTTTAATTTTTAGTTCTCCTGGTTTTAGACCGTAATTTCCTCTACCACTTATTATTATTTGTTTTGTTGTATCGTTTTTATAAAATAATGTTACATTACCTGTTCCTAAAATTTCATATTGTACATTAGCAATAGAAACTTTAGGTTCACTTGAAGCATTTAATAACTCGAAAGTGTTTACAAATAATTGTTCACTTTCGCCGCCTACACCTTTCGCTGTTGTAATTGTTTTAAAATTATCATCAACTAATTGTGTAGTAGCTATTGTCATTATCCTCTAGGCGATCCTACAGCACTTGCTTTTGATGTAGCGCAAGTAATCTTATCTGTTGGTGCTTTTTCTAAAATAACAGTATCGCCATTTTCTAGGTAAAATTGACCTAGTTGATTGTCGTCTGTATCTAATACTGTACCAGTTACATCAGCTGTTGCTGTAACTCTAACAAATTGAGCATTACTGATTACATTTGCACTAGGATTAGTGACAACATCACCTTTGACTATAAATGTTTGTGCCATTTAATTAACTCCTAATTGTTCGTTTGTTTCTTTTTCAATATATTGATATAGTTCTTTTTTGTTTATGTTGTGAAATTTAGCAATCTTATCAACTGCGTTTTCAACATTTAATATTAAAT